GTAATTTGATCTTCGTACTTATTATCAATCCTCACACTATCAATCAACAAATCAACATCTGTTAGTGTTATTGGTTGCTGCTCAAAATCTCCAACCGCCTTTATGCGTATTTTCTTTTTAAGCTCATCGAAGTACAGGCTGATATTGTTTTCCGCCCAGCTTCGTATAATTGTATTTATGAACTTCTTAACACTCTCAGGATTTGTTACATAAACAGTGCCAGCGTTATTTGGCACAGTAGCAATAACATCTGTGTAATCATCGTAAAAACGAGACTCTATCAACGTGCGTGATTGCAGTATATTTACAATTTCTTGCACAGGATTAAAGTTATTTAACACTAAGCACTTTTGAGCAGACGCGTTAATTTTATGGTCTTTTTGCTCACTTCCAGCAACACCGCGAGAAACAATATCAAGTATTCCTGCCGCTGAATCATTAACCGTGTAATTGATTAATTCAGAGTCAATAATTACGGTTCCGCTCTCGGCGTTTACTCCGTACTCATCAAGCAACGCGTTTTTTAGTGTTATTTGAGTTGATGTGTCAGTTATATCAGTAAGTAGCGAGCCTGAGCTTACATCGTGAGTTTTAGCCTTTGCTTCTTCTGCCAGCAGTAATGGGTCAACGCCTTTAATGCTTACAGAGTCACTATTGCTGATATTGAAATCATCAATTATATACTCGCGAGATATACAGTTTGCAGGATCAAAAACATTATTAACCGTAAATCCTGAATAAACTATCATGCGCCTGTTTCTTAAATAACCGCCAGTACGAGCCTGCAGCTTGCGCAGTAATGTTGACTTATCTGTTCGGCGGTCAGGATATGGCACAGCGTATTGATCGCCATCTTCATTATCTTGAATGGTAACGCTAACAGTTGCATTCTTTGCCATTTCCAAGCTAGGCTTTAGTTTTGACGGGCTGTGTGAAATTGAACTCAATCCGTTATAGTAAAGCTCACCAGAAACCAGTTGAATATCAGTAAATAAAAACTCTCTTGTAACATCGCGATCAAAACTATCGCTATTAGAGCAGCCTTTACCATCAGGGCGCTGCGGATAACCACGACAAGACCCATCAGCCTCACCGCCATGTATGATTCTAAGCTCTGAGCTGGCATCAATCACACTAGCCGCTGTGCCAAACTGGCCGCGTGAAACTATTGTCATTTGCGTATCACTATCAACAGTAACTTTGATTATTTCATTATTGCTAGTTATAGCGTAAGGATTTGCACTATTGAAAAATAAAACGTCAGAGCCGGCACTCTCAGATATTGGCATAACTCCTGTATAGGCATCGTTTACAGTCGCGCCAGAGTTAGTGCAAACGCCTTTATTGATAGTATCATCAACTGAGTATTTACACGCATTTGGGTAGATTGCCACCGCTTGAATTAATCGCGTACCATGCTGTGATTTTAGTGTGTTAAATGACATTAGTTATAACCCACCATTTCAAAATCAAACGTTGCAGTATTTGCGCTGGTATAGCTCGGCGCTCGTAAATTGTTAGGGCTTGCATGTTGGCCGAATATATTCTGATTAACGTTAACATCCCATTTCATAAAAAACGGTTTGCCATCTTTTACATGGTTCATGTAATCAATGTACTCAACATTAATCTCATCAAACGCTATAAAGTCAAAAGCCCCGCTTTGAGCGTAGCCTATTTGCTTTCTGCGCGAGATAATGAATTGACCGGTGTTAGATTGAAAGCCAACCACCTCATCAATGTTATTAGAGTTTGCCGGTGTAAAACCCTCATTGGGCATGCGACTGAATTGCCATGACTTACCAAGGTAAATAGTGCCTATGTAAAGCTTGCTAGTGAAGTTTAGCGTTAGCCGCTGGCGCTGGCTTGACTGTAAATCAAACTTTTCACAGATTGTTTTTAAGTCACCTAGCGGGGTGAAGTTAGCAACAACAGTCCAAGCGCCGTTTATTAGCAATTCCAGAAAGCCAGTTAAACCCGCTGTTTTTCCGTTGTGAATTGCTATACCTAAGTAATCAAGCTCAACATCAGCCGCCTGCCTGAATTCAATAGTTACACTGCCACTCTCAACCGATGGGCTGTACTGCGTGTTATCGCGATAATCTAGCGCGTTAGCAAATGGATATTGAACATCCTCATCAGCATCTATTATCGTTGACGTTGGCAGTACACTTCTAAACCCAAGGATGCTCTTGCAGACGCCACCGCTCGCGCCATCACCACCCAATACAAACACATTAGACAGTGGTATTAAATCCCTCTGCTGAACGCTGTCGTTAACGATTAGATTGTTAAATATATTATCAGCCATTGATTAGCCCCACTCTTGCGCCTTGCTGTTGACCGCTGTTACTAGCAATTATAACATCATCGTCACCCGATAGTAGCTCGGTTAATTGCTCTTTAGTCAAATAGCCTCCATTGTCGAAACCGCGCAAGTCAATAACTCTTCTTGATTGCTGTTTCTCGCTAGCTGTTGCCGCTGGCTGTGTAGTTGGTATTGATGCTGAGCCGCTTGGCGCCGACGGGCTGGAAGATCCTCCAGCGCTGTTAATTGCTGATATTTGCGAAAGCCCATTCGCAGCTATTAATGCAGATATACCAAGCGCAGTATAAAAGTTATTTTCAGCGAATGCCCGACTAATACCTGCTGCCGTATCTATTACAACAGCTGTTTTTCTGCGCTTTTTATTTTCTTTCTCTGACTTTGAGCCAAACGCACTAGCTAAGCTTAATGCTGTATTAGCATAGCCCTGATAAGTATTTATTTTACTAACAGCCTCTTGTTGCTCAATCTGCGCCCTTTGCGCCGCGCCATCTTTAGCTATCTCGGTTACTCGATTCTCAAACTCCTGACGAGCTAGTATAGCCTGCTCATTTAGCAATAACTCAGCTTCACGCTTCTGACTTTCATTTAGCGCCTTGTTATCAGCAATTGCCAGCTGTCTGTCAGTTATGCTTTGCAATCTATTTTGGAAAGCTTCGTTTTCTTGCTGCATTTGATTTGCAAGATTAAAAGCGAGTTGTGACCGTTGCCTTTCGTATTCATTGGCAGTCAAATCGTTTGCTGCGCTATAAAAGTTTGAATATATATTTTGACGATTCAATAATGACTGCTGAATCATCTGGTTTTCACGTTGAAGCTTAGCTGTTAACTCATCGCCTATGGATGATTCTTGAGCTTCTGAGTTGGATCGTACGCCACCATTAGCATTGGTAGCGCCACCTATAGAGCCATCACTGAGCGATAGCTTTCTAGCCTCCCTTTCTTCTCTGTATTTTTTAATTATGGCGTCAGCTTCTGCCAATCTTTGACCTTGAGCTTGCTGCTCAACTTGCCTTTGATCAAATATAGATTGTATTGCCGACTCTCTAACCTCGTCAATCTGCGCAATAGCCCTGTCAAACTGTCCGCGAGCTTGGTCTACACTGACATCATCAAATGGGTTTAAGCTATCCTCAACCGCAGCACCGTAAGCACCAAGCTTATCTATTGCCGCTGCAATTTCAACGGTTATAACCTGAGTTAATGTGCGTATATTTGGTATTATATTTAGGAAAGCTTGACCTATAAATTCAGTGGTTGCCGTGGTTGACGCCTCAAGACCACCACCTAGGTTTTCAAAGCTATTAAATATAAAATCAGTTGTGGCAATCACATCTTTACCAATTAGATCTAACTGAGCGCTAAACAACTCAGCTATTTTACCAGCCGCGCCACTCTCCACCGCATCACCTAGAAAGTCTATTGCTGATGATAAATCAATAAGACCATTCGCAAGCGCGCTACCCGCTCCCGTAGCATCATTGGTTAAGCCGATAAGCCTAGTTATTGAGTTTCCAGCAACGGTTATGCCTTCTGATATTGTTTTATTTGCCTTATCAAATGCGCTCTCAAACTCGGGCAATGCATTTTGCAGGGCAACAAACACTCTTTCTGTTGTTAACTTACCAGCCGCGCCAAGCTCTTTAAGCTCGCCAACGGTAACACCAAACTCTTTAGCTAGAGCCCTTGATACAGGTAGTGAAGCCTCAAGTATTGCTTTTAACTCTTCACCTTGCAGTGCGCCAGCGCCCAATCCCTGACCAAGCTGCACAAGTACGCTTGAAGCTTCCTGAGCGCTTGCACCGTTGGCCTTGAATGCCTTAGTTAACCCTTCCACAACATCAAGCGATTCTTTGGCGCTAAAACCGTAATCAGCTACAGAGTTGGAAATCCTTTGATAAGCATTGGCAACACCTTGCAATTCAACCCTAGAGCCTTTCGCTATTTGGAATATGGCCTCTTGCACTGCCAGAGCTTCAACCGTTGTTTTTGTTGCTTGCTTTATCTGGTTATTAATTGAAGTCCAAGAGTCTGCATACCTAACAAGAGCGGAGGCACCAAGAGCAGATGCTAAAGCTGTTGCTATTCGCGTCATGTTAAGCAATGATCCGCTAGCCCTATCAGCGCTGGCTCCAACGCTTTTTACCGCGCTATTAGTTGAATTAGCCTGTAACTTTGCGCTACTACCATCAAGCTTTATGCGTATAATTTTATCATCAGCCATGCTTTTTAGCCTCTTTAGCTTGCTTTTCGTAAAACATTTTCAAATGCTCCTCGTCTATTTCAAATATGATTTGAGCAAATAAATCAGGCTCGAAACCGTGGCTACCATTTAATTCTATATAATCAATTATAGCTCTATGCTTAATATGTTGAGGGCTAGCCATTTGCCCGACTCTTTCACGCTCCCTTTCCAGTCTGTAAAAAGCACCAAGCAAGCCTTTTGCTTTATCCGTGAGATTCGGTTTTTCTTTTGATAAATCAGCTATCACTTGCTTTTCATAAGGTGACAGCATTTTTTTAGGGGTTCGCAATAACACATCAAGTGTCTTTTGCTTACCGCTCGAATCCCACCTCAGCGCTTTTTTAACTCTTCAATAGCCTCGAATGCTTCATCATGTAAATATGCGTATGCGTCATTAGCGCCGCTGATTAAGGTTGGCACCAAAAAGTTTCTATGCGACTCATCAAGAAATATTTTGCGACAGGTTTCGCGAGTAAATTTTAACTCATTACCTTTTTCATCTTCTAAATAACCCCAGCCGGTAACGCCATAATTACCAAGCCAGTGCGCCCACAGTAAATTGTTATCAACTTGTCTAGGTGGGTTAAATCCATACACAGCTCTTTGCACATCAGCCATTTGCTTTTGCTGCTCAAACGTGCCAACTCGCAATACATTAAAGAATAAATCAGCGTTATCGGGCATGGGATAGATAGGCGCGCCATTCTTTATTTTATCTTCATCCTCTTTAAAGCATGTGATTGAAGCGCTTATTTGCTCGTTGGCACG